CCATAGGTATCGGTCTTTGCTAGTGTATCTGCTGAAGATGGATTTTGTAAAACACATGCTGAAGCACCAAAGTCTTCGTTTGAAGATGGGGTTTCTCCTGCTGCTTTCTTGGCATAATAAATATCACCGTCATTGGTTACAATGTTTGAACCGTACCACCATTCTTTGCTTCCGTCTTGGTGGGTAACTACTAAACAAATATTATTTTTTGGATCGATTTCTGTTGGGAGTGATTGTCCGTTTCCTTTAATTAACATCATGTTATACCCTAAGATTTTGATATATTTAAAGATTATTATTAGAACTGGTTAGATTGTATTTGTCTAATTTGCTCATTGCTTTCCCTTTCTAAATCAAAAGAATCATATACAAAATCACCTACTTCTATGATAGTTTCTGCTCTTGGATAATGATATTCTATTTTTTTTATTTGTAAATATACAGGATCAGGATCTCCATTAGTTGTAGTTCCTATTCCTCTGTTTAGATAATACACTCCTATTTTATTATTTTCTATTATATGATCTATAAATGATGATGTTTCTATTTGAACTCTTAATGGTATTTCTCCATTTACATCACCTTTATTTTTAGCTATAAAGTTTGTTGAATATTCATCTATATCTTGAGATACACCAGATATATTTGCAGTTATTCTAGGTGTTGAGAGTTTTCTTGCATATAATCCATTTTTAGTTTTTGACGTTGCATCGTCTATAATTTTTGATATTGAACCAGTATTAGCACCACCATTTAAATTAGAAATTTCAGCAGAATCTAAATTATATGAAAATTTGTATTTATATGTAGCAGGAGTTGAACTATGTTGAGTTGTACTAAAAAAATAAATCAATGCTGTTTTTTCATCTATCCAATATGAGTCAGAAGATGGTGTTCCGTTTGGATATGCATCTGATGCAGAAGCAACAGGTATTTCTGTTCCATTTTTTGTTACACTGTTAATTGATATTGGAAATACATCTGGAAATCCAGATGTTGTATTTGCTGAAAATCTTCCTAATTGTGACCAACTATTAGCTGTAGAATGAGTTCTTGATATTGAAGTTTCAGTTGTAAAGTTTTCTAATTTACCACATGCGTATAAATGATTACAAAGAAAAGTATCATCTTTACCACCACCTAATATTCTAGAATTTCTATTTGATAATATTAACCCACCTCTAGTTAACAATGAACTTGTTAATTCTATTTGTAGAATACCTAAAGGTGTAAATGTAAATGTCATTTCTGACAAAACCGATAAATCATTTAAAATGTCTAACATGCTACCTTCTGCTATAAATTCTGAATTAAATGTATGACCTTCTCCTGATACTTTTGTATCTTCTCTCCAATTAGATATTAAATAATCTGAATTTGATGTACCAAAAAATTTTTCACTTATATTGGTAAGAAGATCATTTATTATATCAGATGTATCTAGTCCCGATAGATAGATATTTTTATTTCTAACATTACTAACATCATTGTTTAATATACTAGAATCTATTCTTGTATTAAGTGCTATAGAACCTAAACCTTTTGCAAAACATTTAGAACTTACTGTTTTATCTTCTAATTTCCATATTCTTCCAAAGAATTTTAAAGTCATTGTAGGAGCGTTTAATCCATATAATGTAGTAAGCTCAGTTGTAGACAATCCCCTACTATATATTCTCATTTGATGATATGTACAAATCATACCACCGTTTTGACCTGTAGATGATGGTTCTACTATAGAACCAGTGTAATTTTGACCACTTGTACCTGTTTCATTAAACTCTTTCCATAAATAAATATCTGCTCTTGTACTTAAATCACCAGTTACAGTCTGTGATATTACTTCTGTATTATTAAAATATACTTTTAATGTATCAGATATTCTTGTTACAAATATATTAACATCTTTGTTATCCCAATCACTATCTGTTAAACTATATGAATATGTATTTACTGTAGTTCCATCTCCTACTTTAACATTTAAATTTTGAACAGTTGATGCTGATCCTTGTGGTCTTTGAACAAAAACCATTATTCCTTGATTTGTATTATCATTGAATTTATCAAATATTATTCTATTTACTTCATCAGATGTAGATGAACCACTACTAATACCTTCTATTTTTATAAAAAATGTTAAAGTAAAATCACCTGATAAATCTACTATGGAGTAATCACTATCAGAACCACCAGATGTTTTTGTTCTTTTATCTGGTATTTTTAAATATCTTCCTGCACTTGTTGTTACATATCTTGCACTTCTTTTTCCATATACTTTACTTGATGATGTTTGTGAAGGAAAAGTAAATCCTGTTTTTGCTGTAAAGTTTTCCAATGCATTTTCTTCATGTAAATCATTACCTGATTCATCTCTTACACTTCCTGCAAAATTCCATAAACCTATCAATCCACTCAAATCAATATTATCTTGTAAATATCCAATGTAATCTTCTATTTGAATATCATTTTTTCCTGATATTTCAAATTCTGCGTTATCAACCATTCTTGATCCTTCTCTTCTTACAACTGCGTTTATACAATTAACAGTTCTGTATTTTGTAAGAGACTGACTTGTATATCTTTTAATAAAAGTTCTAGTAAAAACCAACTACGTCACCGTATGTTCTATAGACCATTCCCCTCTTCCTCCGTCAGTGACAAGTGATAATTTTATTTTATAATTACCAGATTGTTCTATATCAGATAAATTGAATGTTTGTGTATAATTATATGGACTTGTAGTATTCGCAGTTAATACTATTTCTTTTTCTCTCCAGAACTGTACTCCTGTAGCTAATTTGTATCTTAATATAGCACCTGTTGTAGTAGGTCTATCATTTGATAAATAATTTTGAAATTCTTTAAAATCTACTGTTATTCCATATCTTGTACCACTTGATGTTGCAAATGATTTTGCAGTAATTGTTGGTTGTTCATGAGTATTTCCACTTAACGTAGAAATAACAGAACCTTCAATAAAATCAAAAGATGCGTTCCAAATTACAGGGCTTGAAGAATCAGTTGTAAAATTAAATCCTTGAAATATTCCATCTTTTTCATATATTTTTGCTGCATTACTTGAAGAGGATACAGCAGAATCTAATATTAATATCTTGTAAAAATCATTTAAACTATTTGGTGCAAATGTTGTCTCTAACCATTGTAATTGATCAATAGATGTTGATATTGAAGAATCTGGACTTCCTACTACCCATTCATCACCATTATGTGTAAATGTATTATTACCTACAACGTCATTTGCTTCTATAAGTGTCCATGATACATTCATTGTTGTAGAGTTACCTTCAATTTTTATCAACATGTTTTCTGATGAATCTTCTTCTGGTAATGGCATTGGTGATATAGGTGTGTTTTTATTAATTGATATATTCCCTAATGTTTTTATCTCATAAGCTAATGAGTCACGTCCTATAAGAAATATTTGATATTTACCCATATTTATCTACCTCTGTTAGTATTAACACTTTGCATTACTTCCAATATAACTCTTCTTAATCTTTGAACATCATTGTTATCTCCACTCATATTTGCTATGTTTATGTTTACAGTTGTTGCACTTGATGATGATTTTCCATGTGGAGTTACTTTTACATGTTCTGATCCTCTTTCACCTACTAACATCATTGTAGGTTTATTAACCATTCCGTCAAATCCATCTGCTGCTTTTATTCCCACTAAATTACCTAAATAACCAACTGTATTACCTAATGAAGCAAAGAAATTAACAAAATTATTCCAATATCCACCTAATATATTCCATATAGAACCAAGTGTACTTGATATAAAACTTGTAAAATTATTCCATCTTTCTAAAACCCAAGTTTTTACATCAGATTGCAATATTGAAAAGAATTTAGTAATTGAATCCCATCTTTCTTTTACCCAACCACTAGAGTCAGATTGCAATATTGAAAAGAATGTAGTAAAATCGTTCCAACGTTTATTTACCCAACCACCTTCTTTCAATGCTTCTCCTGCTGAATATAAAAATCCTGCCATTGATACCCAACCCTCAAGACTGTTATTATATGCATTTTCAAACTCTTCCCCATAAGCTTCTGGTAAAGATGGTAATATTTTTGATAAATCATAACCGTCTAATTCTTCTGCCCATTTTTTTATAGCACCATTAGTACCAAATAAAGGATCATCATCTCTTGGAGTAAATGTCATGTTACTGATTAAATTATCTATTGCCCAATCAGGCATTGCAGCTAATATATTTCCAATATCATTTCCCATTTTTACCATAATTGGCATGAATTTCTGATAAAATGGTATAATTAATCTTCTAAGTAACATTATTAATATAGGTCTCATTAAGAATCCAAAGAAATCACCTATAGGTCTAAGTACCATCATGATACCAAAGTTAAGTAATTTTAACATTTGTTGAAATGCAGGTGATGAATCAATAATCATTTTACCTAATGCCATTCCACCACCTACTGCTCCTAATCCTAACCCTACTGCTGCTGTTTTACCTTGACCTGCAAAGAATTTATTCCATTTACTATTACCACCAAAATGTTTTTCAAACGATCTATCTAACTTTCCAAATAATTTATTAGTTGTAGAAGATTGTTCTAATACTGATTTTTCCTTTGTTTCTTCTGGTGTTAATTCTTTTTTACCTTGTAATTCTTTTAATCTTTGATAACCTGCCATTTTTGCTTGTCCTATGTTTTGAAGCATGCTAAAAGCCATACCACCTATACCACCCATAGGAGCAGCTCTGGTTAAAATTTGTTCTAATCTTCTCATTTTAACTAATTTATTCTCATAGTCTAATCTTTTCTTGTATTCTTCTGTAGTTAATTGTAATCTTTTTTTATGTACTTTTATTACATTTTGAGCTTCTACTTCAAACATATCATCTTCTGCACTCATTTAATACACCTCATATAAGTCCTAACGGTTATTTCTATTTAAATTTGCTCTTTCTCTTCGTGCCTCTTCTTGATATTCGTATATTAAAGAATCTAAATATAGTGATGGTTGAGAATCTACTTGCTCTTTTGTCCACCCGAATTCTCTTGCAAAGAAGTAGTATAAGCTTGAGAAGTATCTATTTCTTCTCCTACGAAAGTCTCCACCCACTCTTCCAAATACTTCATTAAAGGGTAATCCTTCATGACCTCCTGCATGATCTTTTTAGCAACACTTGCTTTAAGATTTCTAATAGCAGTGACATCTTTAATCGCAAATGGTGCTTTTGTAATAACCGTACTTGTAATTAATTGTCTGTAAAGTGGAATATTAACTTTAGGTTCATTTACTTTTGTCATATCTAAACACTTGTTTAGAATATTTTCTAATTCACCAAAAGTAATATCATCTTCATATTCTACTGTTTCTGGTGTACCGTTCCAATCTATTTCAAAAGATTTTACTGCCACAAAAGTAATAAAGATAAATTATATAAAAGGGTTTCTATTCTTCTGCTGAAGTTGTGTTTGTTGCCGTGACTGTAACAGTCTTCATTTGCCAATTAATTTCTTCAAAGATTGGTTCTACTGGTTCAAATCCACTAATTCCTAAATCAGAAATTGATAGTCCAGATCCAGTGATAACTATTTTCTCATTAGTATTATCTTTGATAAATGTAAATTGGAATTCTGGTGAACCACCTACTGTTTCACTGTATGTTCCAGAACTTGTACCTGCCTTTATTTGTTCTAATACTTCTTCTAATAAAGTCTTGTTAATGAAAGATGCTCTAAATGATCCTGTAATATCTAAAACTCTTCTATAAGAATCAACGGCATGATGAGAATTTAATCCATAAAGTAATTCACTGTTTTGTGCTAAACTAATATTTGCATCTTGACATTGTGCAACTACATTTCCACCAAATGTCAATTCAGCATGTGCAAAAGTATAAGGAAATTCTTGTGATGGTGCTGTTGGAGCAGTTCCTAATGTTGTACTTGGTGCTGTTTCTTTACCATAAGTAATATCAGCAGTACATTCTACTAGACCACCAACTGCTGCTGAAATTGATAATGAATTAACTAATCCACCTTTAAGAGTTCTGACTACATCAGCAGAAGCTCCATCAAATCCTACTTCTGTTACTATTGTTCTAGGAGTTTTATTTAATCCGTTTGATGCATGAGGATAAACATGAACATAAGGACTTGAACCAGTAGTTGAAGGTGCTCCTAAAATTGTACCAAAAACCCAAGGATTAGAAAGAACAAATGAAACTGAAGCAGTTCCTTGTTGTTGACCATAAGCAAATTTATCTAATGTATTTTGATTTAATACAGGTAAATTAATTCTATTGTTAGTTAATGAAAGGCTAGTTAATCTATCTTGTAGACCAAATTTTTTGTTTGCTGTGCCACCACTAGCGTAAGATGTTTCAAAATCATACTTTAGATAGCCATGAGCACCTGTTCGTACCATAAATGATATTTAAATATTTAACATATAAATATTATGGATTAATCTTTCTGAATCTAACCGTTATATTGTGACGGTATATGTTCCTATATAAGTCGTTATTATGACTAGAGTTTATGAGCATCAAGTCTACATAGTTAGTACCTCTTATGTTCGTTTTGATTATTGAGAATACCTCATTAACTATATTCTGATTATGATCCATATTTTGAAATGTGTGTATATCTATATTCAAATAAATCTCATGAAAGAAATCCTGTCCATAAAGGCTAAAATACTGAGGGTTTTCATTAGTAGGATTTATTATAATAAAGTCACGCCTATCGTCCATAAATCCTGTTGCCTTCTCTTCCCATACAAAAGTGATGTCAGGTTTTGTCGATAATGTCCAATTATCAGCTATAAGGTTCTTTAGATCCTTTGCTGTATCGTACATTGTAGAGTTAGTGGTCATGATTAATTATATAAATACTAGATTATTAAGTTTATCTTTCCCTTTTACTCCTAGTCACTTTACGTTTAAGATTAGCAGCAATTTTTCTATCATCTAATCTCCACTCATCATATTTCTTTGTTCTTTCAGTAGAATATTTCTTTCTTTCGGCAGATATTTTCTTGAATTTTTGTGCTCTTTTTATACTGGTTTTCATACCTGCGTTTAATCTTGGTTTTCCTCTTACTGTTAAAGGACTAATATTATTTGCTTTCATGTATATTGAGTTGGATATTATAAATACTGCCCTATCTATGAAATTTGCCCTAGCTTTGTTTGATTTTAAATTCATGAATCTTTCTAATGTATAATAATGACCTGATGATGTATTGTAAATACCTTTATTTACAAACCAATCTCTTACTCTTTCAATATTAGGAAATCTTGAAAGATATGATTCTTGAAATTCTGCAACACCTTCTTCTGTAAGTTCTAAAACATTTACTTTTTCAAACTCTTTCCATAATAATGCTAATGTTTCTTTCATTATTTTATTGTATATTTTAGGATTTACTCCTCTTCCTATAACATAAGATTTAAAATTACTACCACCCCAAATTAAGTCTTCATTTTCTGGATCAAATAATTTTAACATATCAGCTCCCTTTATGGGTTTATTATACTGCTGTTGTGTAACCTCAATAGTTTTATCTGTTCTTTGAGTTTTTGGTAAATATTCTGCTTTCCTAGAATACATTATCGTGCTTGACTGTGATACCTTTGAATCCTTTTTAATAGTTTTACCAAATTCACTTATTTTTCCCTGTTCTCTCATTTCTTTTATGTATTGTTTTTTTTGGTCTTTTAAATGTGGACTTTTTTTAGCAAATTCATTCTGTTTATATTGTTCCCATTTACCTGCTTTTTTAAACATACCTTTACTTCTCAACCATTTTGCAAAATCAATTTCCACTTCTAAATACTTGTCTAAAAATTCTTTTCTACATTTTAATTTTATAGATTTATTCATAACATCATAATAAACATACATTGGTATAAAATCTATATCTGCTGTGTTTTTAAATCTATCATAAAGTTCTTGATTAGCTTTTCTTGCCAACATAGTCATGTGTCTAGTATAAAGTGATTTTTGTTGTTTTGGTATATCTTTTGCATCATGTAAAACTATTTCTATATCATCTGGTATAGAAGACTTTTGAGATTTTTCCATTATGGTATGAAGAATACTTCTTGTCGATTCTCAACACAGTTTTCTATATCTGCTCTCCAATCTGCTTTTGCAGCTTGAATATCCATACCACTTCCACCCATAGGTAATACGTCCATTCTAAAACTAGAGTTCAAAATGTCTATTGCAGTTAACTTAACACAGGCATCTTGAATGTCATAAGGAACTGTTGCATCACCATAACGGTAAGTAACTCTAACTCTGTTTTTTCTTAGAATAGTAAAAATATATCCTCTTAAAAATAATCTACCGTAAACTGGTTCAAAATCATACCATTGTGTGTTACTTAGAATATCAGTATAAGTAGAATCTGCACCTTGCCAAATTTCTATTTTATCACCCTCGGCAGAATCTAAATCTCTACAATTTCTATGTTTTAGAAATATTGGTGTACCCCACCCATAAGTATAAAGTAATGGTAAATCATGAACTTCCTTTGTAACAGTCTTATTTCTGCCAAATGTATGACCTATTCTTCTGTCGAGTTCCTCTTCTTTTCTATTGATAATCTTCTCGACCTGAGTCTTATTTGGAGTAGTAGTAGCAGTGATTGGAACACGTAGAAAATCTGCGACATCTGCAACCGTACAATATGTAGTAGCCATCACTATATAAAAGTATGCTAACTATTTAAATTTACTACTTGTAAACTACTATATAACGTGCTGTACTGCCAGTAAAATCTGCTCTAATACCGTCTTCAAATCTTCTGTTTATTTCAATGACATTTTGAACTTCTTCTCCATGTACTTCAAATTCGATAGGATCAGTATTACTTGTTCCATTTCTTAATACGAGTTTATCTCCTGATGCTCCTTTTAATGTGACATGAACTGCAACTACTACACCATGACTTGCTTTAATAGTGGCATCTGCTGAACCGACTGTTATTGCATTATGATTATATTCGACCATGTATATTTGTACTAATCGAAATATATAAAGTTTAAGAAAAAAGAAAGGCTTTTTGGACTCTAGTAGCCGAATACTAGGAACTCAAATGTTGCACTTGCGATAGAAGTTGCGTTTGCAATCTCAGCAAGTCCAGAACCAGATTCATCTAAGAGAATGATTTTCTCATTAGCTTTGTCATATTTTACGACATAATCTGTGCTACTGTACTCTGGGATTACTGCTACTAGGGTTGAAATTCTACCTTCCTTTACGTTGGCAGAAACACCGTTTGTTGCATAAGTATCGCTTCCCCCTGCTGTGCATTTGATCTTGTAACATCTTAATTTAGATGTCAAAGCAGATTGTACGGACAAAGTTTTTGCCACGTTAGCTGCTGTCCAATCACTTACAGATGTGGTAATAGCCATAAATCTTTAAATATTTGGTTATATATAAATATGTTGTGCTAAAATTTAACATTCCATTAAAACTTTGTGATGATTGTTATCTTTTAACATATTCTACAAAAAGTGAAAATAGTGATAAAACATTATATTATTGTCAAAATCCTTTTTGTATAAAGTTTGGAAAAAATATAGAAAGTGGTTAGAGTCCTAAGACTTGTACCATCACTCTAAGTTGTTCCATTGCAACAGTGTACCAACTATTTGCTAGTTGTTTCCATTTATCTTTCTCTGCTGTAAGAGAAACAATTTGTGATTCTAACTGCTCTGTATATGTTGTATCAACTATTGTTGAATTTGCAATAACCAACTGTGAATTTAAATTGTTTATCTCTTCATTTAATAGAGATATTTCTGCGTTCTTGACTCCTATTTGTTCAAGTGCTGAATTTAAACTACTTGTTGTTTCTGCAAGTTGTAATTGCAATGTAATTACATCTGGTTCTTCACTAACTAATGTGACATTATAAATGCCCTCATCTTCAGTTACTACTGTTTCTTCAACTTGTAATGATTCTTCTACTGCTACAGTTTGAACTACTGGTTCTGCTACGGCTTCTACAACTATTGGTTTTGCAATGATATGTAGAATACTGTAATCACCTGTAGATAAATCTCTAATGTAGTAATCCTCTGCAAAAAAGCAGACATTTCCACAATCAGTGATTGGTAAATCTATAGTCAAAGATTCACTTGGTTGAACACTTCCTTCAAACCAACCATAACTGACAAAATCCATTACAGTGTCATTATTGTTTGTGAAAGTAATACTTCCACCTTCAAGAACACTTACTTCAAATGGAAATCCTGTTACGGTTACAGTTTCAGGTGTCTCTGCATTTGCAAAAGACATTGTTGTTAACAATGCTAAAGCAGTTAATATTGTGATTGCTCTAATCATTATATTGATAGTATGATATACCTAATATAAACCAATCTGTTATGAAAAAAATATAGGTTAATTAAACATTAGCTAACGCATACGACTTAGCTAGCTTAATTAAGCTAAGTTAATTAAGTTTAGTATAATATAAAAAAATAGACTATGGGATTGATCTGCTGTATAATTTACCTTCAAGAGCCATCTTATACATTTCTGCAACGTATGGATTCTCACTTGGAGTTTCTACACCAAGTTCCACAAGTCTAGCATATACTCTTACGACATAAGCTAGTGCTCCCATAAAGGCAACTACAACTCCCATGTTAAACATCCAGTGATTAGGTACTGCGAAGATTTCTTCTACGAACCAAAAGTGCCACATCTCGTTTACACCAATGGTAAACATAGTAGCCAAGTAACCAAGAATGGTCATCTTTAATCCTGTATTCATAGAATTATTTACTCCTCTTAGAATTGGAACTTTACGATCATAGATCGCAACTGAACCCCAACCCAAAGGCAATGCAATAAAGTGACTGTATAGCCACCAATGTGCAGGAGTAAATGCAGAATCCCTAATTGATGTTTGATGAAGTGAACCATCAACGAAGTTATCTACTTCGACTGATGCTGCTGTTGATCCCATAGCAATTACAATCAACCAAATTTTCTTTAGTCGTTGTATTTCAACTTCCTTTGGAATTAAGCTTGGCATTTGTGCCATAAATAAATATGAATTTTCATCAATATATATTTTGAACGTGCCTAAAGAGTATATAAATAAAAGCCTATGTTAATCATTAGTGATTATCATCTTCTAGGTTTTTCAGGTGGATTAGAATGATAATTACACAGACATTGTAAATGATGTATCTCATGAGCAAATAATGATTCTCCAGTATGTGATTTACCTTTGCCTAGATTACCAAGTATAATTTTATGTCCACGGTCATTATCATAAGTTGCACACCCTGCTACTGCATAATGAAATGATTTTACATTTGGATAACAATATTGAAAAACATCTTTATCTTCATAAACATAAACTGCCCAATGTTCATTACAATCAACAGTTCCCCCTGCTAATACTGCACACATTGAAAAAATGTAAATTGGTAACGTTATCATAAGTCATCAAAAATAAAAAAGAAAAAATTGGGTTTTGGCAATTTAGAGTTTAATATCTCTAATCTTACCTTGAGATTTGAAATGACGACATACAGTCTCACCCATAGTTCTGTAAATGCCTTTCTCAACGAAAGCATCATTTACGAATGGATAAGCTGGTGTTCTTCGAGTTGCTTCATAGTATTCTGTTGGAATTGCGATTTGGATTCCGATTCTTGGATAACCATATCCTTCAGCATCAGAAGTGTCTAAAGCGAACAATCTACCGATCTCTGATGAGTCAGCAGAGTTGCTTGGAGCATCTTTTGATGGAATGAATGGGATTCCATAGATAGAATCAACATGAATTCCGACACCAGTACCTTTGAAGGTTTGGATACCATTTACGTCAACTTGTACTAATGCTTCACCGTAAGGATTTGGAATTCTTACAGAAGGCATGTAAAGTCCTTGGATTTCTGAGTATACCTCATGTGATCCGAGGAAGACGTTTGGATCTTTTCCTGCTGCGATTCTGATCTTTCTTAGGAAAGTTCTCAGAGTATCATCAGTTAGGACACCGTTAGTACCGATTGTACCAGAAGCAGATTCGACAGTACAGTCATAAGTAGTGCCTGAGTCACGATCAATGGTAGCGTTTGCTGCCCATGGATCATAGAATCCAGTGTATGAACCACCTAAAGCATCTTCTTCAGCATCACTTGAAATGATTCTGTCGAGTGTTTCAAAGTTGGTTGTACCACTGTTATTGGCACTTGCGTTTGCTGCATCATATTCAACATCTGCTAGCAACATTCTATTAAGGAATTCTTTGTGCTGAACTGCCATATACAATCTAAGTGAACCAAGTCCACCCCAGATGTCATCTTTACTGTGAGTTGCTAACCATTCCATAACCTCAGATGCACTAAATGCTAACTGAGCAGTTTTTGGTCTGATGTCAATCTCTTGTAAAGTTGGTTTGACAGTTTCGGCAATAGATCCACCCTCAGCAGTACCACCTAATGTGGTATTACCATTGGTTGTAGTCATAGTTGGTTTAGCCGTAATGGTACGCCAACCAGATTTGTCCCATGGAACTTTTGGTAAGATACCGAAAGCGTTTGCTTCTAAGTTAAGCTGAGCCCATGCATAAGCACCAAATACTGCGTTAAAAACACCAGTAGTTGATGTTGTGATTGGAGCATCTGCTTTTCTAACGAGGTTTCTATTATATCCATAATAGAGTGCTTCTAGTTCGTCTATTGTTCGTACTTGAGCCATGTTTAGAACCACCTCTCCTCTTCAGAAGGAGTGTAATAATCACCTTTTTGAATCTTCTTTGCGATTGTTGATAAACCTTCATAACCAACATCTCTTGCATCTTTCAAAATCATGCTAAAGTCAGACATGTCTGATTTGTTAACAGATTCGATTGCTGCACTTGGTCTTGGAGTTTCTGTAGTGAAATCAAAGTTGACTTTCTGTGCTTTTTGTTGCATAGATAATCCTTTTTGATCACCTTCTGGTTTATGATGACCAGATTTGTCATCATCTAATCCTGCTTGAACAGAATTGGATTGATAAGCTTCAGGAACTACGACTTCATCTCCAATGTCTTCTTTATCAGAAGTTGCAGGTTGGAGTTCGAGTTGGGTTTCTGGTTTTTCCTCAAGAGCTTTATTAAGTCTTGATTCTAAATCAGCGTGAGATTCTGAGAGTGCTTTTACGTGCTCTGTGAGAGTAGATAAAGTTTCGAGTAAGGCTTCATCAAAAGATTTGTTTGTGTTCTCCTCTTCTGACTCGTCTTCTTTTTCTTCAGAAACTTTTTCTTCTTCTTCATGGTCTTCTTTACGAAGTTCTTCCAGAGTCATGTTATTACTCGATTTAAATATACTGACTATATATATATTACTGAAATTTATAAGTTTTGGTTTAATTTTTTTAATTGTATGATTTTTTCATTCCATTCTAATGAACGTTTAATATCTTTTAATTTTTTTGTTCTTTTTACAGTAATACCACCTGTTTCTGATATATCCATACCACCTTGTTTTATAGCTCCATCATAGTTTTCTCTTATTCCACCATAATATTGTTTCTTTAAATCAGAGCCATTTTGATTGTACATACCGTGTAATTCACCATCAGAGTTGGAATGATCCCCACTTTCTTTTTCGTCTTCATCTTCATTTTTCTTTTTCTTTTTACCTTCTCCACCATGAACAGCATTAAATG